TGGAGGTCACGGCGGACGCCGGGCGGGATCTCATGTATTACGGTGAGGACTACTTTCTCGGGGACGTCCTCCCGTTAAAACTCACCCGGTATGGTCTCCGGCTCGCGGCACGTCTGACCGGTGTGCGCACGATCTATGAGGCGTCGGGCCGCAGCGTTGTGCTGCAGCTCGGGGATATCTCTATTTTACAGGAGGTCTAACGATGTTACACTGCTTTCCCCTCGATAATACAGGATATGAGGCGGACGCACTGGGGGCGTGGTTTGCGACCCGCACACGCGGCGTGCTCTCCAGCGGCGACAACTTTGCCGTGACGGCTTCAGGGACCGGGATGTCTGTCACTTTGCAGCCTGGTTACAGCTGGCTTCTGCGCGATGCGCGTTGGGGAACCGCTGTATGGATGGAAGAACCGGAGACCTTTACACTGGACCCTGCAGACGGGACGCTGTCACGCATCGACGTCATTGTACTGCGTCTGGACAAGGACAACAACGCCCCGCAGACACTTCTGCGTAAGGGGGCGTTTTCCAATGCGCCCACATTCACCGCGCCCGTGCGGGACACGCATGCCGATGAGGTCTATGTGGCGTCCATCCTTGTGCAGCCGGGCGCAGTGAAGATATTGCAGTCCGATGTTACGGACTTGAGGCTCAATGAAACCTATTGCGGTATTATGCGTGACGGGATCACGGGTATCCCCACTGCACAGCTGCAGGAGCAGGCAGAGCAGCTCATCGAACAGCTGCGCACAGAGCTTCAGGGCGTCAAGGACCAGACGGGCCTTATGCTCAAAAGTGTCTATGATGCCGACAATGACGGCGAAGTAGACATGCATGGAGAAACATTTTAGCGAGGTGAGCCTATGCCGGTCCAGATATCTGTGAATGGGTACCAGGTCTCTCCGGCCCGCGTCACGCTCGGCACGGCTGGAAGCGTCACGGATGAAACGCTTGTGTTTTCGTTTTCCTCTGAATGGGATGGGCTGCTCAAGCGCATCACCTTTCGGGCCTGCGGTCACGAGAATGCTGTCCCGTTCTTCATTCCTGACGATGGCGTTCTGCCTGTCCCGCCCCAAGCCCTGGCCGAATCCGGGTATCACCCGGCGGTGATCGACGGTGTGGGGACAGACGGAACGGTTCTCTACACGGTAGAGATCGGGTTCGAGGTCCTGTACCATCCGGACGCGGGGACACAGCCGCCGCCCGGATATACCCCGGATGAATACCAGCAGTTCATGCGGCTTGTCCAGAACGACAGGCTTGCGGCCGAGGACGCCGCGCAGGATGCGCGGGATGCCGCGAACACTTATCCTCACATCCGATCAGGCACCTGGTGGGTCTACGATCCGGATCTTGGCGAGTACGTGGATACTGGCGTGCCTTCTACAGGCACGGAGCCGATCCTTGAAGAGGCGACCAACGAAGATATTGACAACATTTTTAAGGATCTCGGGGTACAGAAAAGGAGATTTTGATTATGGCTACAAAATGGGTATCTCTTGATAAGCTGCGTTATGCGATCAGCAAAATACACACGCTGCTGCAAGGGAAAGTTGACAAAGTGGACGGCAAGGGCCTTTCCGCCAATGACCTGACTGCCGCGCTCAAGGGCAACTACGATGCAGCGTACACACACAGTCAGGCGGCTCATGCACCGGCGGCTGCGGAGAAGAATATTATCGTCGGTGTTCAGGTCAACGGCAGCGATCTCACGCCGGACGGTTCTCGCAAGGTGAACGTTCGCGTACCGACCGGAGCGCTGGCGGGCAAAAGCCAGGTTTCTGAGACGGACCTGGATGCTGCTCTGAAGGAAAAGGTCAATTCTGCCAGCGAGGGCAATCACAGCCACGGCAACAAGACCGTGCTGGACCAGATCGAGCAGGCTGACTTGGATAAGCTCGATGGGATCGCTGCGGGTGCGAATAAATATGTGCATCCCACAAGTTCCGGCAGCAAGCACATTCCAACGGGCGGCGCGTCCGGACAGGTCCTCCGCTGGTCTGCCGACGGCACGGCGGTGTGGGGCGCGGATAACGACACCAAATACACCGATATGTCCGGCGCGTCGGCTTCTGCAGCGGGCAAAGCCGGTCTTGTTCCTGCTCCGGCTGCGGGCGGCCAGGCAAAATATCTGCGCGGCGACGGCACATGGCAGACGCCTCCTGACACCAAATACAGTCCGGCCACGCAGTCCGCCAACGGCCTCATGTCGGCAGTCGACAAAAAGAAGCTCGACGGATTCGGCGCAGCTTCCTCTTACGCACTCAAGAGCGATATTACCCAGATGTACCGTTACAAGGGTTCTGTCTCAGACGCTTCGAAGCTGCCTGCCTCCGGTCAGGTAGCGGGCGACGTCTATGACATCCAGGCTGCGTCCTCCTATGGTCCTGCCGGCACGAACGTTGCGTGGAACGGCACAGCCTGGGATGCGCTCGGCGGTGCGTTCACGATTGAAGAATGCACCAACGCTGAGATCGACCAGATATTCACCGATCTTGCCGCTGGATGAGGTGATGTTATATGAAATGGGTATCGCTTCAGCGGTTGAGCTACGCATTGTCGAAAATAGAGGCCCGCTACGCGCTGCGCTCTCATTCCCACGCTGCTGCCACTACTGCTTCCGCCGGTTTTATGTCGGCGGCGGATAAGGTGAAGCTCAACGGTATTTCCAGCGGGGCCAATAAGTACACGCACCCATCCTACACACAAAGACCGTCCGGACTGTACAAAGTCACGGTCGATACATATGGGCATGTGAGCGCGGCGGCAGCGGTTGCAAAGGCTGACATCACAGCTCTCGGCATCCCTGGTACAAACACTACCTACGGCGTGGCTACGCAGTCCGCCAACGGCCTCATGTCGGCCGCTGACAAAACAAAATTAGATGGGATGCCGGCCTCCGGTGTCTATGGAGAGGAGTTTTAATTTATGGCCAAGTGGTCTTTTTTGCCTTGGAGGCAGTCCTCTGCTTCCAAATACCGGCCTGATACACTCAATTATGGATGCATCAGCACTTCAAAGTCCGGCGAGTTTTCTGTTGGTGATGCCAACAACAAGGCTGTGCCGGTCATGCCCGTCGGATGTGTGATCCCGTTTGCGGGCGCTGCCGCTCCCACTGGCTGGCTGCTCTGCCAGGGTCAGGCAATCTCCCGTACCACCTATGCACAACTTTTTTCCGTCATCGGCACCACCTATGGCTCCGGTGACGGTAAGACTACTTTCAACCTCCCCGACATGCGCGGCAGGGTGGCGGTAGGTTCCGATGCTAATTGGGGACGCGGCGGAATCCGCGGCGCAACATCACATGCACAACTCCCCACTGAAATGGCAAAACATTCCCATGGATACATCAACATCAGCGGGCAGCAGAGTCGAGTTCTAGTTTCTGATGGAGCGGCGAGTGATTCATTGGCAAGCGGAACGGGTTCCAAAGTCAGCCTAGCATGGGAGACGATGCCTTCCGGTGACAGTACTCCATTTCCAATCATACAGCCTTCTCTATACCTTAATTATTTGATTAAGACGTAGGGACGGCTGAACAACGGAGAGAGGCAGATCAGCGCCAGTCCATTTGTTATTTACCCCATACAAATTCGCGGCTCCTGCGTCGGCAACCACGGCCTTAAAGCTCGTTTGCCACGTTGCCAGTGCGGGCTCACTGGGTAAATAATCCCACGCAAAACTTCGCGTTTCTGCACCCACTTGGGAGCCCAGTGAATTAGCATCGGAAACTGATACCAGTTTCCGATGCTAATTTAGGGCAGAAAGTAGGTGCTAAAAGTGTCTCTTTGACCGAAGCGCAAAATGGACGCCATTCTCACATGCTCCCTATGGACTATGGGAAGCATGATGGTTCCAATCGAGGTCCGGATGTTTGGTCGGACTATGGGCGATTTGACACAAATCGTTCATATAACAGTGCCGACTCCGGAGAGGGCGCAGCCCATGAAAACCGTCAGCCCAGCCTATATCTTAATCAAATAATTAAGGTATAGAGAAGGCTGAATCAGTGACATAGCCTGTCCTCCGCCTATATTTAATGAAAAATGGCCGACAGAACTAGCCCCGGCATCGCTTACTGGATCACCACCGGCACGGTATTTTCCACTGTTTGTGATTGCCGGCTTAAATACTCCATTTACTGTCTGGATATTCGTCCCCGCGTTTGAGCTGTGCATAACGATGGCACCGCTCAGCACGGGCAATTCTGCGTTCGTGAGAGCGTGAGTTTTTGCGCCAGCTTTCGCACCTAAATTAGCATCGGAAACTGGTACCAGCTTCCGATGCTAATTCACTGGGCTCCCAAGTGGG